ATCCTGAACGGCGTCCTCACAAAACTGAGTCCTGACGAATGGAGCGCCATCGGCGTACTGGCAGGTATTGCCGGGATTATCGTTACCGGACTCATTAACTGGTATTTCAAACGCAAGGTCGCTAATGCGCAAGTTAAGGCGCTGGAGAAATACGGCCCGGCGGTGAAAGTTGGAGAAGACTGATATGCCAATGACCAGCAGCCTTCGCAATAAACTGATCGCCGCAGCTGGTGGCGGTGCAATGCTGATTGCCTCACTTTTCCTCGGTGGGCAGGATGGCGTCGAAGGGCGCAAGTATGAGGCCTATAAAGACGTCGCCGGGGTGTGGACTGTGTGCGACGGCCATACTGGGCGGGATATCGTCAGGGGCAAGACTTATACCGATCGCGAGTGTGACCAGTTGCTGTGGAAAGACCTCCAGCCAGCCAAGCGTACGGTAGACAATCTGGTCAGGGTGCCGCTGGGCGAGTATCAGCGCGCCGCGCTTTACAGCTTTGTCTTTAACGTTGGTTCTGACGCGTTCTCGAAGTCTACGCTGCTGCGCAAACTGAACAAAGGTGATCACGACGGGGCGTGCGAAGAAATGCGCCGTTGGGTTTACGCTGGTGGCATGAAATGGAAAGGCCTCCAGAACCGGCGAGAGATGGAGCGATCGATGTGCCTGGCGGAGAGTAAACATGACCTTTAGCCTTCGAACGATTCTGCTGCTCGCTGTCATGATCATGCTACTCGCTTGTGGCTATGGCGAGCTACGTTACAGGAATGGCTGGTATGCCCACGCTGAACACATCAACGTGCTGGCCGCTGATAAGCGGGCCAAAGCCGAAAAGGCTATTCAGCCTGTCGAACTGAAGGCCGCTCAGGCCAGAGACGAAGGCCGGGTAATCTACCGAACCATAACCCGTGACGTGGTGAAATATGTCCAGGATCCAAATCGTACCGTTTGTGATTTTGACGATGAGTCTGTCCGGCTGCGCAGAGAGGCAATCGACGCTGCCAACTCCATCAGCGGATTTGATGCAGGAACCCTGCAAGGGAAGTAACGCTGGCACCAATAGCGATGAAGATCTGCAGGCTGATATCGAAACTGCGGAATGCCTGCGCCAGCTGCGCCTCGATAAGTACCGCTGGCAGGCCTGGTATAAAGCCGTGAAGTGAATGCAAAGCTAACTGCTTGTGGGCTTGATGGCTCCGAAAAATGTCCCTTCCGAAATGAAATCCTGCAGTTCGGAAGGGAGACCAAGAGGGTCAACATTACAAGGAGAATATCAATGTAGCGCTTGACTCAATAAAAATCCCAAGTATTAAAATAATAACGAAAATGACACTTTTTTTCTGATTAGGCTAATACCTGCTGAATATTTATTAGCCCGACTAAGCAAAAAGTTTTATACAACTCACATTAAAAATTTTGGCATCAACTACATTCAAATTGCACGAGTGATTCGACATCTTTGCCATTTAAGCCAATCCCCCTAAGCGGTGGGGCAACCAGTAAAAGCTGGACGTATGCGAATTTGCTTACTGGAGTAAGTTCACCGGGAGGCACCCGGGGTTTGAGGGAAAGACTGAAGGAACAGGCATAACGTCGAACTTTGTGCAAAAGCTATCTACATTGCTGTATGACCCTGACCAGTTCTGTCCGAGCTGGTCTTTTTTTGACAAAAAAAAAGCCCCCTGGAGAGAGGGCAAGACATGCTATGGACGGATGTTTCTGAGTGTACTCATGCGGGTGATGAGACAGTTCCATGGGATTCCCTGGTGCAGGTAGGAGCCTTGCAGGGAGTTATAAATATGGTCCGTGGTTCTGATTCAACAAGCGGAAGCGGTAACACCAGGATGATTCTTAATACATAAAAGTAAACGTCCTGATATAGGGTCATATGCTTCGTTAAAGTCTTAACCCTGAGGCCCGGACACCGTCTCCTCTGAACTTTAAGCATAGAAAATTCTTAGCCTCGAAATCGAGAGGCTTTTTAATCACCGAGGAATAAGCATGACAGTAGTTCTTACAGCAAAACAGATTGAGGACCTGGCAGCCTTCGCTAAAGAGGACGGCCAGGCACAATACACCATCACCACTGTGACAATCCCTGAGTTCGAAGCGGATGATGGTGAGGTTACCCCTGAGTATACCGGACTGATTGCTTACTCCGATTCACTTGAGCATGGTGTCCTGCAACTCGACGACTAAGCAACCATTACAAAGCCCATCTGCTGGTGGGCTTGATAATGGTTATGAGGGTTTAACAAGGAAAAAGACCGGAAGATGCGACATCATCATCCCCGGCAACCTGACACACCATTGTTGTATTTATTTCCCAAAGAAATCATGGCTTATTAAGTACATACGGGCAAGGAAATGAAACATTAAATTAACTTAAGTAAAACATTTCATATTTAATTAGTCGTGATTATCAATCCGAAATTGTGCGTGTGAGCATCTTCGTATGTGGATATGAAAATGAGACTGCCGCCATAAGCGAAGGGGGGGTAATGCTGAAGTGTTTCAAAAAAAGAGCCCTCACTTAGAGGGCTACTGGGGTCTCAGTTTCAATGCTCTTTTTATTGATGATTCCCTGGAGTTGGCATTCTCCGCATCAGAGTCACAAATAGCCTGGCAGCCTATGAGCTAACAACAAGCGTAAGCGTGGGATATTAAGAATTTCCTCAAAAGCCATCACAATGGGCAGACCTATCGTAATGGCAATGACTTTATACTCGTTCACGCCTGTAAGTTGAAGTTGAATCTCGTAGCTCTTTCTCAACATCATAATTGCATGAGTTGAAAACTAGCTTAAGGAATTCCAATCTATTGATTTAAAGAACTTCTCAACATCATTTTTTGAAAGACCATTAAGATGATCCCGAATGAAGCCTTGAACTGCGGCGAGACTTGGAGATTTGTGTGGAACAGTTATACCGTTTGGATAGGTGACCGTAACGCTATAAATAATATCCCGATCAAACACGGGTTTTTCGTCATTCTTGAGATTTGGATCGCAATCTGCATCACGTCGTATTTTAATGTCGTGCTTGTCAGGCCCCATACCAGCAGAGCCATATTCTTCGATAAATGGTGAATCTAAGTTATTCATTTTATTTTCCTTAAGGTTTCCCAATGGCACTCACCGACAAACAAGATATGTTCTGTCGCGAGTACCTCATCGATTTAAACGCCACGCAGGCGGCTATTCGGGCGGGGTACAGCGTCAAAACCGCAAACCGTATCGCCGCTAAGTTGTTGTCAAAAGTTGACATCCAAAACAGAATCGCCGAACTCAAAACGAAGCGCAACGAAGTTGTTGGTATTGATGCAGATTATGTGCTGCGGCGCTTGGTTGAAATCGACCAGATGGACGTTCTGGACATCCTGAATGAAGACGGCAGCCTTAAGCCGATCACCTCATGGCCAAAGGCCTGGCGAATTTCGTTAACTGGCTTGGACATCAGCACCACGATTCAGAACTTCGACGAGGAGACGGCGGAGACCATCCTCAAAAAGGTTAAATGGCCTGACAAGGTTAAGAACCTCGAACTGCTCGGCAAGCATGTGCGTGTGCAGGCGTTCAAAGAGCAGGTCGAGCAGAAGGTCACCGCAACCCACAGCATTATGCCTGTCCCGTCCTGCGATAACGTAGACGACTGGGAAGCGGCAGCGCAGAAGCAGCAGAGCGAGGTTCTTGGTGGATGAATTACAAAGCCGTTTGGAAACCTATGCCGGGATCGCAATCGCTCTCCCTGAGCTGCCCCTGTAACGAAATTCTCTATGAAGGAACGCGTGGACCGGGTAAAACCGCCGCGCAGTTGGCGCGCTTCCGTCGCCTGGTCGGTCTGGGCTATGGCTCGTTCTGGCGTGGTGTGATATTCGATACCGAGTATAAGAACCTCACCGACATTATCACCCAGTCGAAGCGTATGTACCGCCTGTTTAATGACGGTGCGCGCTATCTGGCGTCAGCATCTGAACTACGCTGGGTGTGGCCAACTGGCGAAGAGCTGCTGTTCCGCTTCGGGAAGGAGGAGGGCGACTACTGGGACTATCACGGTCAGGAGTTCCCGTTCATCGGCTTTAACGAGCTGACCAAGCAGCAGTCGGGTGAATTCTACGAGATGATGTTCTCCTGCCGGCGCTCATCGTTCAGGCCGGAGAACTATCCGCGGGATGATGGCTCGTTACTAAAGCCGATCCCGCTGGAGACGTTCAGCACCACGAACCCGTTTGGCATCGGCCATACCTGGGTGAAGAAACGCTTCATCGAGCCAGCTCCCCGCGGCACCATCATTCGCGAGACGCAAAAGGTGTTCAACCCGCAGACCGAACGCGAAGAGGACGTGACGCTTACCCGTGTTGCGATTCACGGCTCGTTCAAAGAGAACCCGTATCTGGATCCCCAGTACATAGCCACACTTATGGCCATCAAGGACCCGAACCGGCGCAAAGCATGGGTCGAGGGCTCATGGGATGTCACCAGCGGCGGGCGCTTTGACCATCTATGGAATGCCTCGCATCACGTCATTAAGCCGTTCCGCATTCCGGATAGTTGGACAGTTGACCGCTCCCACGACTGGGGTGAGTCGAAACCGTTCTCAAACCTTGGGTGGGCGCGTGCCGACGGCACCGCCGCCGAGCTGCCTGATGGTCGCCAGTTCTGCCCGCCGGCTGGGTCGCTGATCCTGATTGGCGAATGGTATGGCTGCCCGCCTGATGAACTGAATAAAGGCCTGAATATGTCATCCACAAACGTCGCAAAAGGTGTGGCTTGGGTGGATAAGCGGCTGGTGGGCGAAGAGCTTGCTGAGCCCGAGGAGATAAAACTCAACGGGGTAACTCAGGGGCAACTAAACATTATGCCCGGCATCTGCAAGAAGGTAGTTCCCGGCCCTGCTGACGGTGCGATCTACAACACTGGCGATGACGAACTCTCCATTGCACAGAAAATGGAATCGCAGGGCGTCAAATGGGTGCCATCCAATAAAAAACCGGGATCGCGCGTGAACGGCGCGGCGCTATTTGCTGACATGCTCGAGGCCGTGATTGAAGGTAAAAAGCTGGAATCAGGCATGCCTGAGAAGCCAGCCTTCTACGCATTCGACTATTGCCGGGGCTGGATTAGCCGTGTGCCGGTGCTCGTTCGCGACAGTAAGAACCCTGACGACGTAGACACCCAGCAGGAAGATCACGACTGGGATGGCACGCGCTACGCCGTCCTGCATTCACCGCCGAAGAAAGTCGGCAAAGTCACCAGCCTGAGGCTCTAACTCCATGCCTGATATTTCAACACCCAATCTGGACTATGGGAACATGGTGCAGGCGTGGGACATTAACGACGCCCTGATGGGCGGCACGCTGTACATGCGCCAGCTTGGTGAAGCTTATCTGCCGCGCTGGCCGAAAGAGGACAAAGAAGATTACAAAAAGCGCCTGGCGGTGGCCACGCTACTTCCTGCCTACGAAGAGACGATCAACCAGAACGTCGGGCGCGTATTCGCTGAACCAATCCAGTTGGGCGAAAACGTGCCGGACCAGCTGCGTGAGTTCGCGAAAGACGTGGACCTTGAAGGCACCCGCCTCGATGTATGGGCGCAGGCGTTCTTCAGCCTGGCGATGCAGTACGGTCTGTCCCATGCGCTGGTGGACTATCCGCGTGTGGACGCAGAGCAGGTCAGGACGAAAGCTGACGAAAAGGCGACCGGCGCGCGCCCGTACGTCACCATGCTGAATCCCCGCCAGGTGATCGGCTGGAAGTCGAAGATGACCGGCGGCAAGGTCGTGCTCACGTCGCTGCGCATCAAAGAGGTGGTGGTCGAAGACGGTGACGACTTCGGGCAGACGAAAGTCGAACAGATCCGCCTCCTGACACCGGGCAAGGTCGAAATCTATCGAAAGACCGCTGGTGGTCAGGGTGAATCAACCTGGCAAAAGCACGAAGAGTGGGCAACCTCCCGTCGAGATATCACCCTGGTCACGCTCTACACCAAGCGCACCGGCTTTATGTGCGGTTCACCGCCGCTGCTCAATATGGCGCTGCTGAACGTCAAGCACTGGCAGAGCCAGAGCGAGCAGGACAACATCCTCCACGTCGCGCGGGTGCCGATCCTCACCGTGTTCGGGCTGGAGGAGGGAGAAGAGTTAACCATCGGTTCTTCATCGGCAACCACGTTCAACGATCGGCAGACGCAGGGCCTCGAGTACGTCGAGCATACTGGCTCATCCATTGGTGCTGGCAAAGAGTCGCTGGCTGAGCTGGTGGAGCAGATGCGCCAGGCTGGCGCGAAGCTCCTGCGCACCGACAATACCTCGACGAAGTCAGTAGACCAGACCTCGGAAGAGAAAATGCAGGAACAGTCCCCGCTCTACACCATGGCGACCAGCCTGGAGGATGCGATCGACAACATCCTGCAAATCATGGCCGAGTACATCGGTGAGAAAGAGGGCGGCAACGTTGATGTCCGTACTGAACTGGATGTTGAGTCGAATGAGTTCAACCCTCCGGCAGCGCTGGCTATTCAGTCCCTGCGTCAGGGTGGTGACCTCCGTCGTATTGATGCCATTAAAGCTCTGCAGAAGCTCAACCTGATTGATGCTGATGCCGATCCTGAGAAGGTCCTGAATGAACTACTGGCTGAATCGGCCTCGCTGACTGAGCCACCAGTGGAAGAGGTGTGACATGGCCCGCTCCGTCAACGACCGTCTGCATGATGAGACTATAGCGCATGGCCTGTATGTGACGCGCTACGGTACCGGCGTCGCCCGGCGCATGGTGACGCTGCTGAATAAACTCGATGCAGACCTGGCCGCGAAACTGCTGGTGCTTCTGGACGGCAAACGGGCGGATACCTACAGCGCCCGTCGCCTGGCATCGCTGCTGGCTGGTGTGCGTGAGCTGAATCATCAGGCCTACGAACCGGTTAACGCGGCGCTGGCACGCGAACTGACGCGCTACGTTGAATATGAGGCCGGGTATCAACTGGACCTGTTCAGCAGCATCATCCCGCAGCAGATCCTGAAGCACGTTCCGCTGCAGAGCATTGCTCCCGAGCAGGTCTACGCCGCAGCAGCAGCGCAGCCATTCCAGGGGCGATTGCTGAAGGAGTGGGGGCAGAAGCTTGAAGCCGACCGGCTGGACAAAATCACCAATGCTGTGCGATCCGGCTTCCTCCAGGGCGAAACGGTAGAGCAGATTGTCCGGCGCGTTGCCGGCACGCCAAAACTAAACCGTGAAGATGGGGTGATCAATGCATCCCGGCGTGACCTGGCGGTGGTGACCCGCACCGCGGTGAACCATATGGCCGCGACGGCGCGGCAGGAGTTCGCCCAGGCCAACAGCGATATCGTCAAGGCCAAGCAGTGGTCATCCACGCTGGATACGCATACCAGTCAGTGGTGCATCATCCGCGACCGCAAGCTCTACACCCTCGACGGCAAGCCGCTGGGGCATGTGGTGCCGTATCTGCGCGGCCCCGGCAAAATTCACTTCTGCTGCCGCTCCGGTGAAATCCTGATCACGAAGTCGTGGGAAGAACTGAAGATACCCCCTGGCGAGCTGAGCAGCGCCACGCGCGCGTCTATGGACGGGCAGGTACCAGCGCATACCAGCTATGCCGACTGGCTCGCCCGGCAGCCATATGCGCGACAGGAGCAGGTGCTGGGTGTTACCCGGGCGCAGATGTTGCGTGACGGCAAAATCACCGTGCCGGAGATGTTCAACGATGCCGGGGAGTTCCTGACCATGGACGAACTGCGCCGCGTGGATGCTTCGGCGTTTGAGGAGTAGCAGATGCGTAACGACAATTTTCACTGTGTGGGCGATGGCCGCGGCAAGCGCCGCGTGTTCGTTAATGGCAACGAACTTAAAAGCTGCATGTGGGCTGACGTTAAGCGAGGTATCGCCTGCATACATCCACACCCGCTGCGGATTCACAAGCGAAAGCGGGATGAGATCTATTCCCGCAAGCTACGCGGCGTAATAACCATTGAATTTATCTAACAGGCTGCCTCCCGGCAGCTTTTTTTATGCCTGCCGCCGAGCGGATGCGACGCGGTGACCGGGTCGGATGACCCACAACCAATGGCCGGAAGGCTGGAGCAAAACAATGAAACTCAAACTTGATGCTAACGGAAATGTGGTTGTTGATAACGGTATGCCTGTGTACGTCCATGATGACGGCAAAGAGTTCCCGTTCGATGCAGCTGCAGCGATGACCAAAATCACCTCCCTGAACGGTGAAGCCAAAACCCACCGTGAGGCGAAGGAAGCGGCGGAAGCCAACCTCGCGAAATTCGCTGGCATCTCCGACCCGACCAAGGCGCTTGAGGCCCTGGAAATGATGACCAAAATCGACCAGAAGAAGCTGATCGACGCTGG